CTGTATCTGATAATGCTTCAACACTATCTCCTGATTGTAGAACTACTTTTGAACCACCATCTATAAGTTCCAAAGAACCTCCAGCTGGTATTGGTGCATCTTTTATCAAATAATAACTTGTGCTTGAGTTTTTAACAGTTGCATCTACAGTTACTGCTGATGCTGATTTATTAGCAAATCTCATACCAATAATTGCATCATCACTATTAGCTGCAGCCCTAACTTCTGTAGCCGATGTGCCTATACTTGTTTTTAAAACTCTTTCAAAATCTTGTGCCATTATTTTTTCCTTTTATTAATTACAGGGCGATTGCCATAGCAACTGCAAATCCAGCACTTGCTCCTGGTAAGTTTGTTAAATTACTTCCATCCACAGCTGGAAGTTGAGCTGATCCATTTAATTGAACTACATTGTTTGCACTTGTTCCAACAGTTTGTGTTGCTGCAGTTCCTAGTCCTGAAATTTTAGTGTGTGCAATAGAATTAACAGCTAGTGTGATATTTCCACTAGAAGTTACTGGTGAACTACCAACAGTAAATTCAGATGCTCCACTATCAGCTACTCCAACAGAAGTTACTGTTCCTGTGTTGCTTGGTGTAATTACAGTATATGTGATTGAAGTTGAGCCAACTGATCCTGTATTATCGGTAGTACATAAAAATATTTTATTATCGTTTGTAGTTCCTTGATTGACTACAACCATTCCACCAGAAAGTTCTGCTATTGAATCATGCTCAGGGTCTCTTGATGAAGCACCACTTGATACAGCTAAGTATAATCCATTTTCACTAGCAGTGGATTGATCTTTAACTAAAACTCTATCACCAGCAACAAGGGTAACACCATCAATAGTGTCTCCTGCCTCTAAGCCATTTGATAAATTAACATTTGATGTAGTAGCGCATTCTGCAATTGTTCTAGTCCTTAAACCAGCTACAGCTTGATCTACATAAGATTTGGTTGCAGCATCGGAGTTGTTTGATGGAGAGCCAAGTCCTGTAACTGATCCACCTGATATAGAAACATTGTTTGATGCTTGAGTAGAAATAGAACCTAATCCTAAAGATGTTCTAGCAGTAGCACCACTCTCCGTTACAAAATTTGATCCATCCCCAACAATAAAATTACTATCAGTTGGTGTTAATCCTGCGATATCAGTTAGTTGTGCATCGCTATTTTGTTTGCCATTAATTTGAGTTTGAATTGCGCTTGATACACCATCTAAATAACCAAGTTCTGTTGTTGTAACATCGCTAACTTCAACTTTACCACTTCCATTTGATTGTAATGCTCTTGAAGCAGTTAAATCTGATGACGCTATAGTTGATGCACCACCAGTTATTGTTGCTTGTTTTGAATCTATTTGTGTTTGAACACTTGATGTAACTCCATCTAAATATCCTAATTCAGTATCGGTTACATCGCTTACTGCAATTTTTTGTGAGCCATTAGAAATAACTGCTCTATTTGCAGTTAGACTTTCTGTGTCAATCGTAGATGCACTCCCTGTGATAGTGGGTTGCTTTGCATCTAGTTGAGTTTGGATAGCACTTGAAACACCATTTAAATATTGAAATTCTGTATTTGAAATTGATCCATCTGCTAATTTAGTAGCACTAATCCCTGTAGGTATAGAGTCATTAGTTTTTGATAAAGAGGCCACATAAACATTAGAGATAGCTTCATTAGATAATGAGCCACTATCCCAAGTAACATTTATTGTAGTGTTTGTAGAAAATGATGAACTAGCAATCGTACCAAAAATTGTTCCAGGGGTACTAGCTGTTAATTTAATTCTTCTTCCTGCATGATAAATAGAAGTTACATCTACGCCATTGATTGTAAAAGATGTGCCTGAAGCATAAGCCGCAGTATAAGCACCACTACCATCACCATATTCAGTCCATTGTGCATCATTGAACCAATCTCTAGTATTCTTCATCAAGCCTCTTATGGCATTATTTAAATTACTAGGAAGCATCCCCTCATCAACATCAATCCCATTTAATGAAGTGTTGTTTGCTTGTGTAGTTGAATAATCTTTAATGTTTGTTGTCATAATTTCTCCTAATTCATAAACCAACTAAAAGCCTTATCGCTTTCTGTGTTGTTTTTATTTATTAATGTATTTACAGCTTCTTCTACTTGTCTTTGAAAAAACTCCTGCGTCTCAATAGAATATCTTATGTTGTCTATATCTATCTTATCACTCATTATCTTGTGCCACCCTCACTAGCAGTAAGATCAATGCCTTGTGCATTTGTCCAAAGAGACTCTGCTGGTATTTTTATATTTGCTCTAAAATATCTTCCACTTTGTCTTACAGGGTTTATTCCTGTGTCATTCATAGAACTAGATGAAGATGTAACTACATTGTCGGCTAATCTATCTCTAGTCTTTATAGTTACGTTAGCAACGGTATCTACTAAAGGTCTTATACTTGTGATGTTTGCTCTTAGACCAGGAAATAATTCTTGTTCTTTTGTTTCTAACTCAGCTTCTAAAGTCTTTCCACTAAAGATCGCAGCTTTAAAATTTTCATCAATTGCACCTAAATATAAATGCCCTGTGGTCCAGTAAGCTGTGTCTAGTGAAATATTAATATCTTCTAAGTTCTCACTTATAATATCCATTAACTCAACTGTGTTAGCTACTACAAATTGTTTAAAGATTTGTGATGCTTTAACTTTAGCAATACTCCACTTTTGAGTTACATAATTATAAATTAATAATTTATCGCAAATCCCTGTAGTATTTGGATTATCTTTTGATGGATATAACCAAATAGCTAAAGTATTAAATGGATCAACAGCGCTTGTAATTCTATCTGTGTAAGCTTTGTTAAGATCGCTTTCGAAAAATCTATTTACTTTCTCTGCTCCAATAGGCAATACTTGATCACCATTGATTTGAAAAAATCCATCGGATGCGTAGAAAAAAACTTGTCTATTATCTTGGCATACAGTTTGTCCATACACAGCTCCTCTATTTGGTGAAATTACTGAGAACCTGAACACAACATTTCCACCAACAAAGTCCATACGAATTATCTGGTCTTGTCTAAAAACGTAACCAACCTCACCAGAGGTAATGGCCACAACTTGACCACCACTACCAGGTAGGTCTTGAGTATCGGATGAACTTACTCCTGCCTCCCAAGTTGATATATCGTTAAGGCCTGACCAAGCAACTCTGTTCTTCGCATTTTCAATATTACCTGTTACTAAAAAATCTCTAATAACACCTGATACTTTAAATTTAGCTGGAACCGTTCCTGATCCACTTGAAGTAACTAAGCTTTGCAAAGTTGCAAAATTAGTTGAAGTACCCATTAAGTAATACATGGGAGGATTGACACCATTAGAAGCAATTACATAATTTCCAAATTGGGTAAATGTAAAAAAATCTGTGTCTCCACCACTTATGGTCAAGCTTCCTTTTACACTTGTAAAAGTTCCACTTGTTAATTTATAAATATTGTCTTTAGTTCCAACAAAAGTAAATACTGTGTTTGTATTATCTCTAAAAGAACCTGCGCCTTTTGCATTTTGTGTAACATTAGATGCACCACTATAAGCAACTAAACCTTTTACAGGTTTGTACGAAGTTTGGGCATGATAAACATTAGTTGCCACAGTTGAGCCAGGGTTTAGATGGTCAGGTTGATCAGGAAGCCATTCTCCAAAAGGTATTTGCATTATTAAACCTAACTATTTGTTGTTACATAATTATTTTTAAAAGGTGATGCAATTGTATCTTCACCTCTAATTTGTAAAGGTGATCCACTAAATTGATCTTCCCTATCGTTTTGCTCTAATCTTTCTAAACTTGTAGCGTACATTTGTTGCCAAGTTTGAACTTGTTGAGGATTAACTCCTCCTAAAAAATTCGCAGCATGAAAGAGTGATCCATATAAATAAATAGATGGATGCGATGTTAAAATATAATTCGTTGTGTTTGTGTCGGATAGCGCATCGAAGCCTTTATAATAATTTATATAAGCTGTGTAATTGCTATCAGGTCTTGGCATAAATCTAAAAGTGTCTCCAAGAATAGTGTAAGCCAAAGGTAGCCCTGTTTGTGAAGTACCTTTTACTTGATCCATTTGTGATGGAGTCATGTATCTTAATGGATATTTAGTTGACCCACTTAAGATATACATATCTCTTACTTGTAAAAAACCAGTTGGCAAAGCCTCTGTCTCACTATCAATAGTAAAACTTGTTTGAGTAATCATTTTTCTTACTCTTAATTTTGAGTTCATATCAGCTTCTACTAGCTTGATAAAATCATCACTAATCTCCGATGTTAAATCACTTCTATTTAACCAATTAGCAATTGATGTTTTTAGAGAACTATAATTTGTTAATGCCATTAAAATCTTCCTGGTGCTGTTCTAAAATATTTGTAATCAGAACTATTTAATTTTTCTTTTAAAATTTTAGTTTGAGTTTCTTTAGGTAGAGCAAACCAATTACCATTGTTTTGATCACCATTATGTTCTTTAGCCCAAATTTCTAAAATTATTGTAGGGATAGAAGCTATTCTTTTTAATCCTTTATCAGGTGAGTAACCATCGTTTTGATTATATAACTTTTTATTGTGTTCTAAAATTGGCTTATGATCAATTTTTCTTTCTTGGACAACACCCTTTTCTGTGCCATAAAAAGTCTCTGTTACTAAACCATTTTTTTCAACAATCTTACTCATCGACCACCACCTTTATATCTAGTTTGTTTCTTTTGTCTTTTCTCCGATTTAGATTGAGATTTTTTGTGAACCCCTTTTCTTTTAGGAGGTTTATCTCTAGGAACAAAATGAACAAATTTCTGTTTAGCCACTTAACTCAGTTACATAAAGATCGCCACTACCTATAAAAGCTACTTTCTCACCTGGTCTAATTTTGATAATTTCAATATCATTAGCAGGGATATACATAGAACTTGTTGAAGCAGTTGGTGATCCACCAAAGGCAACATGGCCATTCGCACTTGCGACTATTCTAATAAATTGTGTATGCGCTAACATTCCATCAGCTGTTGCTGAACTTGATCCACTAGATGTTACTTTTTGTGTTTTGATTGGAAACAATCCATAATTATATGACATTAATATTTTCCTTTTTTACTTTTAACTTTTTTGCCTTTTTTCTTTGCAAAGGCTTTAGCTTTTTTCATTCCACTTTTTGTGTATGAAAACTTTTTTTT